AAGAGGCCAATTCAGCGTTCAGCAGCTTGAGTTCTACCAAGACCAGCTTCAGCAGCTTGACGATGAAGACACTTGGGCAGCAGAAGAACGAATGATTCGCCAAGCAAGAGCAAGAAAGGCAGAATCTGATGCAGCAGATAAAGCACGTAAAGACGAGGTAGATAAAGAGAGAGCCTTCCGCCAACAACTACAAGACCTTGCCGTTGACTCTGCGCTCGGCACTATCGGTGCACTAAAGGAATTGAATGGCATCTACGACCAAACAAATAAAGAGGCATCAGAGCGAGCATTCAATCGTAACAAAGCGTTAAGCATTGCTGAAACGATTGTTTCTACTTATGCAGCAGCACAAAAGGCATACACCTCACAACTCATCATTGGTGACCCAACATCAGTTGTTCGTGGTCAAATTGCTGCGGCAGTAGCTATTGCAGGCGGTCTTGCTCGTGTAGCAGCAATTTCTGCAACAAAATTCCAATGGACTGACAAGGAGCCTACTGCTCCATCAATATCATCAGCTGCCGCAGGCGGTGGTGCATCAATTCCTGCTCCTCAGTTTAACATCGTTGGACAGAGTGGAACGAACCAGCTTGCACAAAGCATAGGAAGCCAATTTAACCAACCCATCCGTGCGTATGTGGTGGGACAAGATGTGACTACCGCACAACAACTGCAACGCCAACGAGTAAGAACCGCAACATTCGGATAATGAAACTTATTGAACTAATCTTAGATGAAACGATGGCACTCACTGGGATTGATGCCATCAGCCTCGTAGAGCATCCTGCTATTGAGGAGGACTTTATTGCACTCAAATCCGAGCGTGTAGAGTTCGCTGCACAGGATAACGAGAAGCGTATCTTAATGGGAGCAGCACTCGTTCCCAACAAACCCATCTACCGAGTAAATGGTGAGGAGGAGTTCTACGTTTACTTCAGCCAAGACACCATCCGCAAAGCGAGTGAGATGTTTTTTCAGAAGGCAAACCAGAACAACGCTACACTTGAACACGAAGTAGAAATCAACGGACTCACGGTTGTAGAGAGTTGGATTATTGAGGATGAGGTTCACGATAAGAGCAAGAAGTACGGATTTGATTTGCCTGTTGGTACGTGGATGGTTTCTATGAAGGTCAACAACCCAGAGATTTGGGATGGCTTCGTAAAGACGGGCAAGGTCAAGGGCTTCTCTATTGAGGGTTACTTCGTTGACAAGATGAACTTCGCCAAGCAGGAGATGGAGCGTATTGAGGAGCAAGAGGCGGCTCTGCTGCTATCGCAAATCGTAGCCATCATCAAGAAGGATGGTCGCAAGAAGTCAGGTAAGCGTATGGAATTGGAATCCTACTCGGACTACCCACAAGCGGTACGCTCTAACGCCAAGCGTGGTATCGTGCTGAACGAGAAGAACGGAAACAAGTGCGCTACGCCTGTTGGTAAGGTAAGAGCGCAGCAGTTGGCGCAAGGTAAACCCGTGAGCGTAGAAACCATCACCCGTATGTACTCGTACCTGTCAAGAGCCGAAGAATACTACGATGAGAACGACACCAACGCTTGCGGCACTATTAGCTACCTCTTGTGGGGAGGACTTGCTGCAAAGCGTTGGGCTGAATCTAAACTTAAAGAATTGGGCAAACTATGATACGACCACAAAAGCTACCCGTAGCCTCACCACGAGGCGGCAACAGAGGATGCCTCTGTAAGGATAACACCTACTCACGTAAATGCTGCGATGGCTCTCTTCCCGCTCAGGGCATAGGCTCATTGACTGGTCAAGGTGATGTAGAACTCAATCCATAAAATGTTACAAATAACCAACCCTCTTTTATTTAGTTAGATATGAAAGCAAATAATATCCTTAACCGCATCCTTGCCGAACTTAGCTCCATCCGTGAGGTTAAGTTTGAGCAAATGACTCTTGAGAACGGTGCCGTTCTTGAGGCTGAAGTATTTGAAGCAGGAAACGAGGTATTTGTCGTAAGTGGCGAAGACCGTGTTCCCGCTCCTGTTGGTGAGCATCTTCTTGCTGATGGCCGTGTATTGGTTATCGCTGAAGAAGGTGTAATCGCTGAAATCAAAGAGAAGGCTGAAGAAGTAGAGGAGAAGGTAGAGATTGAAGTTGAGGCTTCAGTTGAAGAACCTGCTACCGAGCTTGCTGAAGTTGAAGTAAAAGAAGAAGCTCCTGCCGTTGCAGCCATCGTGGAGAAAGTCCTTGAGGAGATTGCAATGATGCGTGAGGAGATGAAAGCAATGCGTGAGGAGATGGGCGGCTACGCCAAGAAGGAGGAGATGGCTGCGGTTAAAGCCGAGCTGTCTGCCGCACCTGCTGCTAAGCCCATCAAACACAACCCCGAGAAAAAGCAAGTCAACAAGGTAGAATTTAACCGCCCCTCAAAGGCGATTGACCGAGTCCTTGCACGTCTTAACAAATAATAAAACCCGAAAATGGCTACGACCACTTCAATCACTACTTCGTACGCTGGACAATTTGCCTCCAAGTACATCTCTGCTGCTCTGTTGAGCGCAGACACGCTGGACAAAGGACTCATTGAAATCCTTCCCAACGTAAACTTCAAAACCACCCTGCAAAAGGTTAACACCGACTCTATCGTTCGTGACGCAACTTGCGACTTTGACGCTACGTCTACGCTGACCTTGACTGACCGAGTTCTTGAGGTTGAACCATTCCAAGTTAACCTGCAGCTCTGCAAGAAGGACTACTACGATTCGTGGATTGGCGGTCAGATGGGCTTTTCTGCCTACGACAGCATCCCCGCTTCGTTCGCTGACTTCCTTATCGCCCACGTTGCTGCCAAGACTGCCCAGAAGATTGAGCAGAACATCTGGAATGGCAACGCTGCTTCTGCTGGTGAATTCTCTGGCTTCCTGTCTTTGATGACCGCTGACGCTGATGTAGTTGACGTAACCGCTACCACTGTAACGGCTTCTAACGTAATCACCGAGCTTGGTAAGGTTGTAGACGCTATCCCTGCTGCCCTTTACGGCAAGGAGGACTTGACCATCTACGTTCCTCAGAATGTTGCTAAGGCTTACGTTCGTGCTTTGGGTGGCTTCGCTGCTGCTGGTGTAGGTGCTAACGGTGTTGAGAACAAAGGCACGATGTGGTACGGCGACCAGCCCCTGTTCTTTGATGGTATCAAAGTAGCTATGGCTAATGGTCTTCCTTCTAACAAGATGGTAGCTGCTCAAGCTTCTAACCTGTTCTTCGGTACGGGTCTGCTGAACGAGCGTAACGAGGTTCGTGTCCTTGATATGGCTGACCTTGATGGCTCTGACAACATCCGTGTTATCTTGCGCTTCTTCGCAGGTGTACAATACGGCATCGGAACTGACGTAGTTCTCTACTCTTAATCCGAGTACATAGATTAAACCACGAGGGGGTGTGGGTTCTGCCCCGCCCCCTTTTTTAATTCCAAATAAACACAATGGCTTGCGATTTAACTAAAGGGCGGAAAGTTCCGTGTAAAGACGTAGTAGGCGGTATTTATGCCGTTTACTTTGTAGACTTTGGTGACTTGGGTACTATCACCCTCACCAACGATGAGGTTACCGACATTAGCGGTACATTCTCTGCATACCAATACTTGGTAAAAGGTAACTCATCTTTTGAGCAGGCCTTCAACTCAAGCCGTGAGAATGGTACTACCTTCTTCACGCAGACGCTGAACCTGACCTTGACCAAGCTTACCAAAGAAGATAACAAGGAGCTTAAGCTCTTGGCCTACGGACGTCCCTACGTTATCGTACAGGACTACAACGGCAATGCCTTCTTGATGGGTAAGAACTACGGAGCAGAGGTTACGGGCGGCACTATCGTAACGGGTGCTGCTATGGGTGACCTTTCTGGTTACACGCTTGTAATGGAGGCTCAGGAGCAACTTCCTGCTAACTTTATCGCAGGTGCTACGACTGCTAATCCGTTTGCTGGACTTGCTTCTGCTAACGACACGATTGTTGTAGGTACGAATTCGTAACTTATATTTGTCTTGTGCTATTGAACGGAATGGCGCAAATGGATGGAGAGGGGGGCGAAAGCCCCTCTTTTTTTATACAAAAACTGAAGGCGAGGTTATTTAGTTGAGATGCATATTATACGCCCCACTCAAACACAAACTATTCAGTTCATCCCAAGAGTTGCGATAGCATCTCCTGTTGTTCAGATTATAGATGAGAGCCGAAACAAAGACATCTCATCTGATATTCTAAATCAGTCGGGTTCATATTCAAATGGATTCACTACGTTATTTTTGACGTTTAAGAATGGTAAGTTCCCTGTTGAGGGTCGCTTCTACTACTTTAAGGCGTTCTCAAATAACGGCAACACGCTATGCTACCAAGACCGATTGTTCTGCACGGCTCAAACTGAATATGACAAATACACGGTAAACCAAAATGTCTACACCGAAGAAACAAGCTACGACAACGAGTACATCATCATCTAAAGTACACGTAGTCAATTTGAGTTCCTACACCACCCCTAACATTAGCGAGGTGCAGGGAAAGGATTGGGTGCAGTATGGCGATGACAATAACTACTTCCAATACCTGATTGACCGATACAACGGCTCACCAACCAACAACGCACTAATCAATGGCGTGGTGGACTTTATCTATGGTGAGGGATTGGATGCTACGGATTCTGCTAAGAAGCCTGCTGACTACGCTGCAATGCGTGGCCTGTTCAGCAAGGAAACCGTACACAAACTGGTTGCTGACTACAAGATGATGGGTCAATGCGCTATCCAAGTCATCTACTCGCAAGACCACAATACCATCGTAGAGGCTGAACACATCCCCATTGAGAGCCTTCGTGCAGAGAAGTGCGATGAGGATGGCGAGATTAAGGGCTACTACTACGCCAAGAGTTGGTCGGATGTTGCTTCACGCAAAGAAACGCCTGTACGCATCCCTGCTTTTGGAACGAGCCGTGAGGGTCTTGAGGTATTGTACATCAAACCCTACCGAGCAGGATTCTACTACTACTCACCCGTAGACTATCAAGGCGGATTACCTTACGCAGAACTTGAGGAGGAGATTGCAAACTTCCACATCAACAACATCCAGAACGGCCTAAACCCTTCAATGCTCATCAACTTCAACAACGGAGTACCGAGCGAGGAGGAGCGTAGAGCTATTGAGATGCAAATTGCAAACAAGTTTAGCGGCACGAATAACGCAGGGAAGTTCATCTTGGCGTTCAACGACAATGCTGAATCAAAAGCAACACTTGATACAGTACAACTGAGCGATGCTCACAACCAATATCAGTTCCTGTCCAACGAGGCAATGCAGAAGCTGATGGTGGCTCACCGCATTACTTCTCCGATGCTTATGGGCATCAAGGATAACACGGGCTTAGGAAACAACGCAGACGAGCTTAAAACAGCCTCTATCCTGTTTGAGAATATCGTTATCAAGCCGATGCAAGAAACCATCTTGGATGGCATCAATAAGATTCTCTCATACAATGACCTTCGCTTGAACATCTACTTTAAGACGCTTCAGCCTCTTGAATTCAGCAATCTTGTTGTAGAGGATGCCGAAGTGGTAGAAGAAGAAACGGGAATCAAGGTTAGCGAAGCGCAGCCTGTTGGTGGAGTTCCTGCAGAGGCTCAAGAGGAGCTTATCCAGAAGGAGGCTTCGTACAACGGAGCGCAGATTGCAAGCTCACTTCAGATTATGCAGGGCGTAAAAGATGGTGTCCTAACGATAGACCAAGCCATTACGTTCCTTGTGCAGATGCTTCAGTTTGACCCGCAAGTTGCTAAAGCCCTATTTGCTGGCAACTCCTCTACTATCATTGCTCAGATGAAGTCACACAAATTCAAGCAAGAAGTACCTGAATTCACCCACGAAGAAGAACACAAGTGGATTGAGGCTCTGCGGGGAAAGGGTGAGGTCGTTGACTTAAACGAATGGGAACTCATCTCTGATGAGGTAGTCAGCGACCCCGACAATGAGGACACCCACCTCGCCACGCAGTACAACTTTGCCGTAGAGGACTTTAGCAATGCCGATGAAAAGAGCAATGCTGATAGTGGCTTGTATAAGATTCGCTATGCCTACACCCGCAACTTGTCGGCCAATAGCCGTGAGTTCTGCCAAGAAATGGTAGCAGCAGCAAACGGAGGAGTAGTATTCCGAAAGGAGGACATTGATATGATGAGCTTCAGCGGTGTCAATGGGCAGTTCGCTCCCGAAGGACAAAGCGTCTACTCCATTTGGAAGTGGAAGGGCGGAGCATTCTGCCACCACGCTTGGAGGCGTTTGGTATACTTCCGAAAGCGTGCTGGAGGAAAGTTCCTACCGAACGAAGGATTGGAGAATGACAAGGTTGTATCTACGGAAGCAGCAATCAAGGCAGGAGTGCCATCAAGCAAGTTGAACCCAAATGCTTGGGAGCAGGCTCAAACTCGCCCTATTGATACGCCTTCACGTGGTTCATTAAAATACAAATAGAAAAATGGCAACGGCACTTTGGATTAAGCGAGAGGATTTGGTGCGGCAGACCGCATTGGGTGGTAACGTGGACACGGATAAGTTTATTCAGTTCATCAAGATTGCCCAAGAAATCCACATCCAAAACTACACAGGCACGAAGCTCTACGACAAGATTAGCAACGACATCATTGCAGGAACGCTTGCGAATCCCTACTTGGCGTTGGTGAATGATTATCTTCAGCCGATGCTGATTCACTATGCGATGGTGGAGTACTTGCCTTTTGCTGCGTACACAATCGCCAATGGCGGTGTATACAAGCACACAAGCGAGAATTCAACAAGCGTAGAAAAGAACGAGGTTGACTTTTTGGTGGAGAAGGAGCGCAACATTGCTCAGTACTATACTGACCGCTTCATCACCTATATGAGCTACAACCAAGCGACATTCCCTGAATACTATCAAAACTCAAATGCTGATGTCTTCCCCGATACGGACGCAAACTTTTCAAGCTGGGTGCTTTAATAAAAAGCAATACGAACCTAAGAAGGGCAATATACTCAAGCTGCAAAGTTATTTAAAGGAGAAAGAGAAGAAATGAATTTAATCAGTTGGGGTATTATTTATTGTTCATCTTGGTTTGGACAAACCGATGAAACGACCTTGTCCATCCAGAACGAGTCAGCACCTCCGTGCTTCTCTCCTGCAAATGAAATCGTAGACCAATACGTTACCCGTGTTACCAATGATGGTGGGGTAGTTGAGGGATACGATTGCTTGGTGGCTGCTATTCAGGACTTGAACGAGGACACCTACTACGATATTTTTGATACTTACATCCAGCGTATGACCGATGACGGAGCAACATTGGAGGGAGAAGAATGCTTGATTGACCAACTATTTATTTTGAACTGATGAGCTATTTTGACGATGCCAGCTTGGTAATGATTCCAAGCGGATACAAAGACCAGAAGGTCTACTCGGTGAAGCCTTTGGATGGGTCGGGTGACCTTACGTTCAGCCGTGCCTCAAGTGCAACACGTGTTGCAAGTAATGGCCTTATTGAGAAGGTGC